CCATACCTAAAAGTATTATATGGACAAGTCTCATGAAGCCCAGTCAAACGATCCTCAACGCCAGCCCCATAGTTATTAATATGAAGTTCGTGATTTTCCTCTAGGGCTCGGGCAGCACGTAAACACTCCTCATAAGAATTGCGCATGCTGCGAGTGGAAAAATTGGTGTGGGCGCCGGCACCATTCCAATCTCCTTGAACTGGTTTAGGCTCAAACGAAACTGCTACATTGTGCTTCTCAGCAATCCTTTGTAAGAGCCAGCGCGCTATTAATAATTCATCTGAGGTTTGGACAGGCGAAAGAGGGCCAACTTGAAACTCCCATTGCCCGGGCATTACTTCAGCGTTTATACCAGAAATTGATAAACCAGCCCTCAAGCATGCGTCCAAATGTTCTTCGACAATTTCTCGACCAAAAATCTTATCTGCTCCTACGCCGCAATAGTATTTACCTTGAGCCTCTGGTTCACCACTTTCTGGAAATCCAAGTGGGCGACCATTTTTAAAAAATGTATATTCTTGTTCAATACCAAACAAAGGTTCATGAGCTTCGAAATTTAAATAAGTTAAAGCGCATTGTGTACGAGTATTAGTTTTGTGGGGGAGAAAATCAGTGTCAAAAACTTCACACAGCACCAATTTATCTCGCTCTCCCTTGCGAATAGGATCTTTACAAGTAAAAACCGGTCTTAGAACACAATCGGAATCGCTCCCGAGAGCTTGATTTGTGCTGGACCCATCAAATCCCCACATCGGCGGCACTTCTGTAATCTCCAAAATCTTTGTTTTGCTTCGAAGTTGGGGCGTTGATTCAGTCCCATCTACCCAAATATATTCTGCTTTATAGGTTTCAACATCCATTTTATTTCTCCTTAGATTATTTCGTCTGCTATCCCTAATTCCACAGCTTTTTTTGCTGTAAAATAAACATTAACCTCACGATTAAGTAGTTTCTTTAAATAACGTTTTGTCATTTTTGTTTCTTTAACAAGGGCATTAATATGTTGTTCTTGAACGAAACGAATTTCCTCCATTTCATTTTCAAGGCTATATATTGATCCTTGACTTCCTGCTATTACACCATGAAGCATTACTCGACAATTTGCTCCAATTTTTCTTTTGCCTTTTGTGCCCGCCGCCAACAGCAACACACCTGCGGACATTACTTTACCTAATCCTATAGTATGAATTTCGCACTCATCACGAATTGATCGCATGGTGTCGTAAATTGAAAACATTTCAATCGCTGAGCCACCATAAGTGGATATGAACAATTCAATTGGTTCATACCTAACTATGAGCTTAGATTCTTCATCATCAGGATTTTCCGGTTCTTCAACTCGGCCTGTGTTTTTTAAAGCAAATAGCGTATATGTTAATTCTGCTGCTTTTTCTTCATCTACTTCGCCATAAAGTGCAGCCATTCGCATTTTACTTAATTCATCTGAGCCATTGTCCTGGAAACCATTCAGAAAAACTACTTGTGGCCCACTTTCTTCTTCTGGTGCCTCCTCTGGTTCTTCTTCTGGTTCTTCTTCGGAGTTCTTTTTTGATTTTTTAAAATCCACCTATCACCTCTTTAATTTAAATTGTTACTCGCGAGTTTCTTTTAATTCATACGGGAATTCTTTTGCCCACGCCAGCCAAGAGTCCACGTCATCAAACGTTTTAGAAAAAAGAATAATAAAATTGTTCTTTTCGCACCTTCCAATGCCAACCTGGCGCCAATCATTTAAATCTTGCAACAGTTGCGCTTTGCTTTCTTCAGGCACATCATTTGCTTGAAGTTGATACGTAGGCTTTCCTTCGCTGTCCCATATTCTCCACGCTAATACTTCCAAGAACTTGTCCTCCTTAAGATTTATTTTTTTTGCCTTCAACTTTATATAACCTATCTAGTTCGTCCATTGCGCTATTCCAATCATAATATTTTATATGGCCTCTAAAACTTTTTGGGCAATTTGTCAAAATATGGCCAATGCACATATTTTTCCACGTAAAAAAGCTTCTATTGTCAAGTTCTTTAATCTTAACAATTTGTTCTTCTTCTAAACCACTATCAGCCATATGGACGTATTTTATAGCTCTAATGAAACCAATATCCTCCGCAACTGTGCCAAGCATTTTTAAAATCTGCTCATTTATCCCCTGCATGGTCAAAGCCATGTGGCTGTATGATAATACAGAAGTCACAAGACGATAAGCAAAAATTCCAATAAAAAACCAAATTAATTCAATATACTCGTCAAACATCAAGACCTCTTTCTATAACCTGCTTGATTTCCACCAATTCTGGAGATAGCTCATCCTTTTTGATTTTCTCAAGTTCCTTATTAAACCATTTTTCGAGAAGTTTTTTAAATGGAAACATGTAATAATAGTTAGGTCCGGTAAAACGTTCTACAACTCTATATATATCACATTTTTTATGTTTTGTCCAGTGCTGATATGCAATACTCATTCTATACCCGCGGAACTCTAGCCATGCGCGACCTGGGCTTGGCCACGGCAGCAAGAAAATTAAAGATAACAAAAACCATGGGTTCCAAAAAGCACCTAAAGCAAATAAGGCAAAAATTTGGGGTGACAAATATAAAATATTAAATAGCCAACCTAATCTTTTTCTATCATACATATGCACATATTCATGCGCTAAAATTTCATGTTCAAGAGAACCATAACTTTTGTATTTGCCCCAAAAGTCTGGAACATACACTACAGGATAAATTGTAGTTGTGTAGTGTGTCATAAACTTCTTGTTAAAAAACAAAAGGAAGGATAACACTTTCATAAAAGAACTGTTACTTTTTTGACGAAGTGTAAACCCCGGGATTTGCTCGTCTATGTGTTTTAAAAGCTCAACACGTATACTAAGATGAACAACGTCTCTGCGAGACATAACTGACGTTATATGCCTCTTCATTATTCACTCGGGTTGTTAACCTTTCTTGCTTAGACGCTGGAAAATTCTCTCAGCTAACTCCTCGGCAACCTTTTCTTTGCCAGATTGCTGACGAATTCTTTCAAGGACACGACGAGTTACTTCGTTAATAACGTCTTCTTCCATAACAGGCTCTTCTTCTTCGCCTGGAAGCGCTTCGCCTGGAAGCTCTTCGCCTGGAAGCTCTTCGCCTGGAAGCTCTCCTTCGGCTTCCTCGGCGCCCTCGGCGGCGCCGAGTACTTGGTTTAAAACATCCACTGCCTTACGAAGAGACTCAACGTCCTCTTCTGGAACAGTTACTGATGCTTCTACTTCTTCCTCTCCGCCTGGAAGTTCTTCCTCTCCTGGCAGTGGCGCTTCTTCGCCTGGAAGCTCTTCACCTGGAAGCTCTTCACCTGGAAGCTCTCCCTCTACATCTCTATCATAAACAGCAGGCATACCGCCTTCTTCTTGCACTTCTACGTCAGCAGAATTCTTATCCTCTTCTTCAAGCTCTTCTGCTTTTTCTTCTTCAAGCTCTTCACTTTCATTTTCATTAACCTCTGCATCTACGTCTGATGGTTCATTGTTGTCTAAAAAGTTCTCAGTAAGACCACCAATAGAAGCCAGTGTCATGAAACGACGGATAGTGCCCTCTTTAAGTAAGTTTTTGTTATCACTCATCATAATTTCTCCTATAAGTATGCATACTTGATGATAGCAATAATAAATAGTCTAATACTTGCAAAAAAGCCTTCACATTCTTTAAGTATTTATTCGCAGAACTCTTTGATATCAAAATTCGCTGAAACAAGTTTGCTTAGGGCTGCATCTTGTATTTGTTTTACTCTAACAAAACTAATTCCTAGTCTATCGGCTGCCTCTCTTAATGTCATCGGGCCATTCTTCTTTATTGCAATTAGAGAACAATTTAAATCTTCTTCGTAATTCAACCAATATTTACAATCTTCAACTGGGCAAGACACATCGTTTTTGACACAGCACTTACAACACTCCCTTAGTATTTCTTTTTCTCTAGGGGGTCTAAATGGTGTATATCTTTTCCGGCTCATAACTCTGGATACTCCTTTTCTAGTAAATCAAATATATTTTCAACTTCTTTATCGTTTAAAGCAAACTTGTTTTTAACTTCATTCGCCTGTTCGTGTGATTTTTTGGATTTTGCACGCTTTTGTTTACTTTGAATATTATTTTCTTCTCGATACTCTTCAACAAATTCTACAATACGATCATCTCTTTCAAGATATCCCGTTATCATTAATCTAAAAAATTCACCTTGCTTAAGGCCATCAGCGTGTAATCTAATTTTTAGATCGGCATGCCGTTTATCTAATTCTTCAAACACTATTCGTTTCGTTTCATTGCCATAACTCATTATCGCCTCAAAATATGTGTTGAACTTTCAAATTGACCAGCAGAAGTTTGCTTAATAAATCTTGCCTTTGCTTGCAATTCTAATAAATTATTTACACCTGAATATGAAAGCCCACTTCTAATCCCTTGTGCTAATTCAGTAAATACATCATTTACAGTTCCTTTATATGGGATAGTTGTAGAAATTCCTTCTAAAGAGTTAGTACTTCCTTTCCAATCAACTTGTGCAGCGTGAGAAGCCATCCCACGATAAACCTTATATCTCTTATTCTTGCTCATAAAAATTTCTCCGGGAGTTTCATCTGTCCCTGCCAGCATAGAACCCAACATAACAAAATCTGCTCCTGCGGCCAAGGCCTTGACAATATCTCCACCATTCTTAATTCCACCATCAGCAATCAATTTGGCATTTCTGTCTGAACGTGCACAATCTAATATTGATTGAAAGGTGGGCATGCCATGCCCAGTTTGGATTCTCGTAGAACAAATTGATCCACCACCAATCCCAACTCTAATACTGTCTGCTCCCCAATCTGCCAAATCATTGAAAGCTTCCAAGGTCGCTACATTCCCAGCCATCAAATGAACTTTATCGCCAAAAACATCTCTCAATGTTTCGAGCGCGTTTCTAACCAAAGTATGGTGGCCGTGGGCAACATCCAAACAAATGATATCGGCTCCTGCATCTTGTAAGGCGCATGCTCGTCTCTCATAGTCACCAGTTACTCCTATTGCTGCTCCAACATACTTTGCCTCTTTTTTTGCTTTCCTCACATGGTCCACTTGCTCTGCAATAGAATTATAGCGGTGAACAATACCTACTCCACCATACCCAGCTATAACAGAAGCCATCCTATGTTCCGTTACTGTGTCCATAGGACTAGAAATAATTGGCAGCGTTAACTCAATATTGGAATCTAATTGACCACCAATACCAATATTTTTTCTGCTTATAATTTTTGAGTATTGTGGTGTCAATAAGACATCATCAAAGCTAAGACTTTCTTGCATTTTCAAGTTCCTCCTGTAATTCAGAAATGAATTTATTTCCTCTCTGCCAACATTCCGGGCAATATAAATTTGTTTTCTTTTCTTGTTCTCGCACAATAACATACCAAGATTCAACCATTTCTTTATTTTTCTTATCGAATGACTTTTCACAAATTAAACAATAGTCTGGTAAAGAGCCAAATAAAGAAACTTTTTCGGCCATTTCTTTCTCGGCAGCTTTCTTCTTATGCTTCGCTGAGTTTCTTCTTATCTTTCTTTCTAACTTGGACATAGTGTGCACACCTTTGGTATATTAAAATTAAACCATGATTTATTCTTGAAAACAACTATCGCAGAAGGGAATGGTGCAGAATTCACTGCTTCACCAAATTTTAATCTTCCTTTCACAAAGTAGATCTTTTGCGCCTTCATACAATAATCGTGCCAATATTTTGTATCTGTTCTTGACGGCAACAAACAAACAACAGTTGTATTTGGATGCCTGCTTTGCTCATATGCTTTCTTAATCCATTTTTTAATATCTCGACCATAAGGTGGATTCATAAAAACAGTATGACCTTTCCAACTCTTTTCTAGACCATCTTCTTCTGTTGAAAAGTATTCTTTACATTTCGAATTTTCAGCCGTAGCACAAGGATCTAGCGTAAAATGAAACATTAAATCTAGTCTATCGTATAATTTTTGTGGTGTTTCCCATTCCGACGACTTTGACGAAAACATTGTTTTTTGTGTTTTTTTATTCATTAAACCAACCCCGTACTTCCAAATCCGCCTTCGCCGCGATCTGTTCCATCTTCAGAGGGATCAATGAAAACCTCTTCAACACCGCAAGTGATGATCGGCACAAGCACAGCCTGTGCAATTTTTTGGGCGGGCTTAATGATTTGCGTTTCTCCTCCGATATTATGAAGGTTAACATATATTTCCCCAGTATACCCAGGATCGACGACACAAGCTCCAACAATTAACTTTTGCTTGTGTGCTACACCAGATTTATTTTTAACTTCTAACATGTAACTTCTTGGTACCACAACTTTTAAACCAGTTGGCACCAAACAAGAAGTACCAGGTGCAACTCTAAATTGTTTTTTTCCAAGATCTTCCCAAATACAATTTGAATTGTTTTCCGGGTCTGGGCAATAAAACAAATCCATTCCTGCATCTGATTTATGTGCTCTTTCGGGAAGTTTTGCGTCTGATCTAGTTTTATAAAATTTAAGCCTCATTCTCTCTCTCCAAAGTTATTGTGAATATGCAATTGCCATATCTTGAATTGCATCATCAACAGTATAAATAAAATTATTATTTACTAGCATTTCTTCAAGCAAATATGCTGTAGCTATTTGATGTTCTGACAGACCAATATACTTATTGCGCCAACTAATTTTTTCACCAGCTGGTAAGTCACACGAAATGCTTTCAATTGTTTCCTTTTGAAATTGTTTTTCTACATTTATACTATGCGTCTTGCCGGCACTGTCTAAAACATTAATATTGCAATATCCGTCTAACAAGCAATCGGAAATTATAGAGCCCTTGCTACCATAAACATTTAAAGTGTTGTGACCTCTGAAAGGCATATTCTTGTGTTTATCTGAGAATTTATAAATCAACAAAGTTCCATTTTCAAACACACCAACTTTAACCCTCATTCTCTCTTCTGACTTCGGTTTAAGAGATCCTTCTTTATCCGAATATCTTTCAGTCTCAAAATAATTCTCAAATCCTTTTAACGACACCATTCGAAACTTGTTAGGTAAGTAATTTCTAATTTGTGCGGCGCCGTGGTAATCATATGTTCTAAAATTATTTTCCACTGCAATTATATCGCCAATAGCACCAGAGTTTAATAGCTGTTTTTTAAATCTTTCCATTGGTAAAAATGGCCACTGCTCCAAAATTCCTACCGAAACTTGTGCTCGGCTTTTGATTGTTTCATACACTGAAAAATTATCCGTTGTCTCCAAAAGAAACGGCACGTTCACACTGATCAACTCTTCAAGCACGCTGGAAACTATATTTGATTTTATAGTTACAACAATGACATCCGGCGTTGTTTCTGCCACCATCCTCGTTATCGAATCAAACGCTTTAGCTTCTAAAAAATTAAATTCTTCAGAAACGTTTCCAGACTTTGTTGTAATGCCGACAATCTTAATTTTGTCTAGCATCGATTTAATAATTGGTAAATTGTAATTTTTGGCTCGATTGCCTGCGCCTACTAGCGCCACTCTTTTCATTTTTAACCTATTAATTTAAAGTTATGATAAACCGAACGGGAAGAAAAACCCCAATCTTCGCTGTAATCAAGTTTTGCCATGTAAGGCCGATTTAAGGCAATCTTATCCCTATTTGTTACTCCCCAACATTTAATTGAAGTTGGCGTGCTCGTTGAATCAATAACATTAACAATCCAATATTCTTTACCATTTTTTGTTTTTCTCTTGACGATCTCTCTTGGGATAAACCAAACTACCTGCAAGTCCTTATCAAATTCAGCAATTGGAGGAACATACATTTCTTTTAGTTTTGCTTTAACATCTTCGTTTAACACTAAATGTATTGGAAAAATACCAGTCAATTCTGATAAATAATTTATTTTTTCTTCTACTGAAAACTCACCTTCATTACGATATAGTTCAATGTTTTCACTAAACTTTTTCTTGTTCTTTGGCCTGTCTGCGATTGCAGCAGACCAGAGATGTTTCATACCAGAAAAGCGTTTATCACATAACAAGTTCAACGCCTCTGATCTACATAAAACATCTAGTGCTTTTTTGTTTAATTTGGAATAAACAATCTCTTCGTGGAACAATAATTCATCAATGGCGTTAAATGGCCTATGCTTCAGAATTTGTTCAATGGCCTTATCCCCCAATCCTTTAATCGAAGTCAAAGGTTGAATAAGTGTTTTACCATCTTCTGAAATTTCCCAAACTGCGCCGGAGGTGTTAATGTTTATCGGCTCAATTTTAAACTTCATTGACTTGGCAATATTAATAGCTCGCTCTTTTTTATTTTCTGGCTCTTTGTCAAGAAAAGCGGCTGTCCACTCTGAAGGGTAATAATTGAAAAGCCAGGCACACTGATAACTAAGAATGCTGTAGCTGACCGCATGAGATTTATTAAAGCCGTAACCTGAGAAATACTCAAACGTTTGCCACAACTTGTTTGTCTGCTCAAGTGTCAAACCTTTTTCTTCACACCCGTCAGCAAATTTCTTATAAATGGCATTCTTCTTTTTCTCGTGATCTCCGGTGCCCTTCTTTACCAAAAGTTTACGAAGTGAGTTGCCTTCGTCAAGAGATATGTTTTTACCTAATTTATGAGCCAACAAAGCAATTTGCTCTTGGAAAATTAAGAATCCATATGTTTCTTTCGTTACTTCCTTAACAAGGGGGTGAATGTAGTTTATGCTTCTTGGATCATTCTTTGCCTTCACATAAAGCTTATCAACACCAGCACTTAATGGGCCAGGTCGATAAATCGAAGTGATAGCAGAAATATCAATGATATTTTTTGGCTTTGCTTTTTTGCAAAAATTTTGGGCGCCTTTTTCAGTGAACTGAAATATTCCTACCCACTTTCCTTTTTGGAAAATATTTTTATAAACTTTCTGATCTTCGAAATTAATATTATCAGGATGGAGATGCTTCTTGTAAAATTCTTTTACATCTTCAAATGTAGGATCAGGGTTGTTGTAGTGTCGTTTAAGGACATGCCGGATTGTACCATCGATCATACGTAAAGATGCTAGCCCAAGAATATCGAATTTAATGAACCCTAGTGGTTCAAGGTGCCGAACATTCTGTCCTTCGCTCCACGGGGTTTGTCGGACGCCGCCACTATTAATTAAAGGCATCCACTTGTCCAAATCTTCACCAACAACCACGCCGCCTGCATGTCTCGAAATAGAGCGGACTTGTCCTAGCAAAGTTTCAATATGTGTCTTGATCTGTGGATATTTTTGCAAAAATCGCTTAAGCGTCTCTGAATATTCCATCACCTCTTCAAAGGTTGGAACATAAACACCAGCTTTAATTCCATGCTTCTTTTTGGCAATTGGTGTTGCTTCGAATAACATTTTTCCTGTTACAGAATTGACCTCTGTGAATGGAATATCATAGAATTTTGAAATATCTTTAACGAGAGAACGCAATTGAAGAGTGTTATAGTTTGAAATTGGAACAACTGTTGAGTCGCCCCATTCCTCAATTAACATTTCTTTAAGCTCCATTGGGCTTGAGACATCGTAATCAATATCAGGATAATCAACAGCATCTTTTCGCAAAAAACGAGAAAACAATAGTTGATGCTCAATTGGGTCAACTTGTGTGATCCCTACAGTGTATGCAACTAGGGATCCTGCCGCTGAGCCTCTGCCCGGACCGGTCAATTGAACAGAACTAGCTTTATCAGCAATAGCCTTCATGGTCAAGAAGTATTTTGCGAACCCTCGATCACGAATAACTGTAAGTTCTTCTTTTAATCTATCTACATAATTTTGTTTTGCATCAAGCTTTCTCTCCTTCAACCCTTCCAAGCAATATTCAGTTAAAGCTTGAATATCTGTTTTCCCCTTGGGCACAATAAACTTTGGAAGACGTACTTCATTATCTGGAAGGAAATCTTCAATACGATCATGTGCAATATACTCTGTTCTCTTAATTGAATCCAATACTAGCCCATCATCATAATCAATCTTCAACTCTTTTGAATACTTATGATACGCTTCCCACATCTGGCCGCCATTTTTTGGATACAATTCATAACCAATATCTTCCACGGTCACAGGGAGGTCAGAAGACATCCACTCGGGAAGACCACCTCTGCCCATCCAACCAATTCTTTTGTATAGTTCGCGGTCTTTCCACGCATCTGGGGTTGGATAATGACTATCAGCTGTTGATACAAGCTTTACGTCATATTCTTTACAAACCTGAATTATGTGTTGATTTAGCTCATGCTGTTCAGGGATACTATTCCATTGTACTTCGCCGTACCAACGATCCCCAAAAATAGATTGCATGTGTTCCGTAGTTTGGCGCATTGCATCTAAAACAGCATTGGCGCCGTCGTCTCTGTGATCCCAATAATCACCAGCATAAATACCACCAAGACATGCGCTGGTGGCTATAATATCGCCACCATAACTTCTTAGAAGATCATAGTCAACGCGAGGGTACCTGTAAAAATTTTCACCCTTGTAGCTCTCTGAGATGAGTTTGAATATGTTATTCAAGCCTTTTTGGTTCATCGCAAGCAAAATTAAATGATTTCTCTTTTTTAGAATATCTTTGATTTTTTGCTTTGAAGCTTGTTCATCTTCAATAGATAAACTTACTTCTTTTTCTATTTTTCTTTTTTCGTCTTTAGCCTTT